CAAGCAGTCAACGTTATGCCGTTTTTTTCTAACGAACTAACAAACGGAGGGCCAAGAGAGGCAACTGCAGCAGATTTATTTAATCAAGATAAAATGCATTTAATACATTATGGTTTTGGTAAATATACTTTTGCATTTGGTGACAGTCCACAGACAGCAATAGCAGAAATAAGAAGTAAAGATGGAGAACTTGTTATTTTTGATGTAACAAAAATTTACAAAAATATAAGTCAATAATGTTTATAAATTCAAGAAGAACTAAATCAATAGCAACTATGGATGTAGATCCACAGGGTTTCATTGACAATATGAGTGTGGCTTTTGATGATTTTAGTAAATATCACAACTCAATGTCAGCTCATAAAATGGATGTTGAAACAACAAGTAACATGATTAATGAATTTAATTTAACGTTTCCTGATGCAAACATACCACAAATAGATATATACAGACCTGACCTTGATCTGTCAGATGCTGAAAGACAAGAAGGTGAAAGATTTGCATACGACAATACAAACCCACGTTTAGCAGCTCAACATCAAGATTTGCCTTTTAAACAAAAAAAAGAATTTTCACAAAAAAAGACCAGCAATTATTTATCCAATATACCTCCGTCTGAGCGTGATAAATACAAAGGCTATAATTATTTTTTTGAAAAAGAAGCGGAAAAAGCAAGAGACAGTGCAGCAAGGCTTGCCAAAGTAAATCAATTTGCTGAAAGCGGATTTGATCGACTAGCTGGAACATTAGTGGGTGGAGCTGGTGCAGGTTTTACTGATCCGTTAATTTTAGGTACTATTCCATTTAGTATTGCTTTTGGTGGAGGGCCTACCTTTGCATCAACATTACTTAGAACAACAGCAACTGAAGCAGTTTTAGCATTTGGAGCCACAACTGCGATTGAATCACAAGTGCTGCCATTTAAAGAAAGCGTTGGTATTGATTATTCTGTAAGTGATGCAGCAAAAGTAGTTATGTTGTCAACTTTACTTGGCGCAGCTTTGCCAGGTGTTTTTTTAGGAACGGCAAAAGGCGTGCAGCTAGGTTACAGTGCTGCAAAAAGTCAAATTATAAAAGGTGTTGCAGAACTTAGCCCTGATTTAAAAGCAAAATTATTTGTAGATGAAAATTTTGATGAAAAGAAATTTATTGAATTTTTTGCTGAACGAGTAAAACAATTATCACCTAATGAACTTATATTAGTTACACAAGAACTAAACCCAACAGCTTTGACAAAACCAAAAGTAGCTGAGGCCGTGGATGATATACAAAACAGTCAAAATGAAATAGCTGA